CAATGACTGGAATACTTGCAACCATAATTGCAACCCACGATTCGTTCATGCCAACCTACCAAATCCAATACCACGGTTTTTCGGTCCAAACGCCTCGCCGCGCAATTGTTTTATTTCTAGATAATCTAATTTTCGTTGGAGGTCAAGTTCATTAATATTTTGTGGATTTGCCTTATTGTACACGTTGATTGCTCGTGAACGCATACGGGCGGTATCAATAAAACGGATTCGTGGGGCAACTCCAGCACCTTTTATTTTTGTAAAAATGCGATGTGCTTTAAAAACGTCGGTTGGCTCCTGAAGGGCTTTAGCACTGCTGGATTCACGACGAGCGGATTGGTATCCGCCACCGATAAAACCAATACGTCTACCGCTGTCGTTTTTGGTAAACCTGTTTTTAAAATTATAATCGTACCCAAGATTCTTGTGAGAGTGTTGAGTTCCGTAAAATTCAGACCAGCGAGCCTTCTTCATTGCCGAAAAGTCGTACAAACCACCACCTTGATACGACCCAGAAATGGGAATACCAGACAAAGAAGTGGTTAGGGGAATGATGACTTTTCGTGGGTCAGCACTTCTTCCCGCTGGTGAATGCTTGTAGGAAGACACGACAAATGCCTAACTACAGTAATCAGTCAGAAACAACTGTTGGATTTGGCCTATTCATGTGGGAGCCACTGTTCATTTCAACCTCAAAAGTTGGCATGCCATCGCCAGCCATTGCACCAGTCACAAAATCTTGAAGGAGGGCAGGAGCCTCAACCCACGAAGCAGAGCCAACATGCGCCCTCTCACGCATGGTGTCTTCAGGGTGTTTGTAAAACATTTCAGGGTTGTTATGGTTTTGACGCATTGGTGACGGTGCGGTGTCATAGTATGCGCCAATTGAAAAGTCGTTCGGGACGTCGGTATCGGTTGCAACGCCCTCTTCAAAACGAAGAGGTCCTTTGTTCATCGGTATGCCAGGAGCCATAGTGCGCTGGAACATAATTTCCCTACGACCACTTTCAGGATAGGGATTCTGTGGAGCAACTGACATATTACTGGTCTGGTCTTGCATCTGTATATCCTCCAAGGGTGGATGTTTACTACTTATACTCTACCACTTTCAAATACGTTTTACCGATAAAACGGAGAAATTCCAACTTGAATCTCTGGCATTGTATCATGTACCGTCATTGCACAAGCCAAAGACAACGAATCTGGATAGTCGTCAAACGCCCCCTTTTCATCGGGCGCGGACGCAAGCAGATATGGACCTTTGTAAACTTTTTCAAGGTCGGACATTTGTTGAGCAAACTTCTTCCAACTACGTGTTCTTCGTGTTTTAGCGTGGGCTGGTATCACCAACTGGTCACGTTGAATAAGTTCTGTCAAATGAACCCATCGTTCATGTTGAGCCTTGGAGTCTGAACTCATGGCAATGACCTCTATGTCTGGTAACAATAGTTGTAAACGTTCCGCCACCGCGCCGCCAACACCCTGTGAATCTACCCCAACACGCAGTATCTCATAATGACGTAAAAAATCAACAATTTCAAAATACTGTTGTTCCCACTCTTGATTATTAATTTCTAACCAATTGAGAATGCGGTGTTCGTAAAAACCAAAAGAATCTGGATGCTTCCAATCAACCCATACAACAGTCACCACTGTTGAGTCTGTAGAACGGGCAACATCAATTCCAGCAACCAGCGGGCTTCGCCACCACTCTTTTACTATCGGCATAGAAACGTCGTACAATCGTTGTAAACGCTCTTCGGTAACAAACATTCCCTTTTCAAGAATCCACCTATTACAATATGACATTTGAAATTCGTCAGAATCTTCACCAATACGAATTCTTTCTTTGGAGATAAATTTTCCATAATTTTTGTTGTATTTAGAGGCAACGTGCCAATCATATTCAAAATGAGACTGTCGGCTGCGTCTGCCACCGTTTGCATTTCTTCGCTTGTTGAACTGAATCATTTTGTAAAAATAAGATTTATTTCTGGAAGCCGTTCCAGTCAAACAAATAGTACCGTTGTTGAACGCCAACATTGGTTTAATTGATTTTGTAATGACAAATTCATCCGCTTGTTGACACTCATCTACCAACACAAAGTGGTAGGTTTTTGATTCAATTTTGGCCTTGGGATTGCAGGTTTGCATACGGCACAACGACCCAGCATTTTTTAAAGTTATAATTTTTCCTTTTCCACGAGCGCCGCCCGACGCCGCTTTGTCGTCAATTTCAGGGTCAAGAAGAAAGTTTAAAGCATGTTCACTGGTTAATTTTGTAACAATACGACTAAATACGGTGTCTGCTTGGTCTTCTGTTGGAGCAAATACGCCGCACCAAAAACCCCTGTCAAACTTGTCCAACCACATTGGGTATACGGGAGCCAATTTAGGAAGAATGACCATCATTGATGCCATTACACCAGACAAAACCTCAGATTTTCCAGACTGGCGACAGCCAATCACCGTAACTTCGTCGCCATCACCCAAAACAATTGATTCAATTATACGGTAGGCAATCGGAACTTGATACGGGAAAAACTCAATGTCACAAAACTCTTCGGTGAATACAATCAACTTTTTGACTAATTGGTCTACAAATTCCTCAGAGGCTTCGTCAAGTTCTGGGGACAGTTCCTCAATGTCGGGAACCTCATTTTCAAAATCAGTGGTTGTTTCGCTCACGAGAACCAACTTCCCTGTGCAAGTTGTTTAAAATTTCTACCAATTCGTCAAGTTGGTCCAACGAAGAGCCTTGGTAGCGATAGCGGTCAAACGCCGCCCCCAATTCCATTATGGTTGTGTTATACCAATCCAACAACGATTGTTTGTCCAGCCGTGTAATGCGGACGGGAATATTGCCTGAGTCTTTTTGCTTGCGCCAAATACCTAAAGCCATTTGCGTATCTCCTTTGGTTGATAGTGAAGACGCCTTCCTTTGACAGCACGCATCAAACCTTCGGTTTCATTAATAAATTTATGACCTTTACAAAACCCCATTTGAAACGAATATTTGCCAATTCCAATTTGAAACCCGCGACCCGTGCGCCACGGGAAATCAGTTTCCCGCATGAACGCAATAGAGAATGAAAAACCTCTATGATTATCACGGGTAATCCAATAAACAAATCCAATTCCTTGAACAAGGTTTAAAGTATCTTTAAAAACATAAGAACCACAAACAATTGAAATGGTAGTGCACCCAATCAACATCCACATCTGCCACGTGATAAGCGCCCACCACCACAACGTAAACGACACAATAAACATCCAAAAAATACCATATCCAACTATTTTTTTCATCGGCTACAGCCTAATGCCAGCGGCGTCCGTTCCGCTGTTTGCTGGGAAATCATAAAACTGGTCGGCAAAAGACGTCTCGTTTGCTGGGCGGTAGCCGTACCCGTTTAGCGTCGTATTAATGAAATGTCCCTTTGAGTTGCTTGCGGCAAATTGCTGATAAATAGCCACATCAACTGGCCCGTATACCCAATCTGGACCGCGCCTGCCATTTTTGTGAAATCTAACAAGAATATACCCAATTTTGGCTCCGTACAAATCAAACATTGGTTGGTCAATTATAAATTTGTGCGAACACAGCCTGGTGCTTCCCGCTGGACCCTGACCGTAGTTTGCAGGATTATCAGGTTTGTTTGCTATTTGTGCAACAGTGACGGTGTTAAAAAGAGACGTGTCTATGTCTTGTACTGGTTTGTTGTCATCAACCAGCGGTTTACCCTCTTCGTCTAGTGCTGCACCACCAACAATGCGAGTTCCTAATAATTGTTCTTTTCTTTTTTCTTCGCGCTTATATATTTCTGACGTGCCTTCTTCAAGGCGCTCAGTTAAATTATAACCGCTTGGAAGTCCTGGTCTACGACGCGGCATAGACACCTATGATAGCAGTTAAAGTATTTACTACTCGTCGCTTTCAATCGTCGGTGATACGAACACATCGTTCACCGCATCACCTAACATTGGCAGCATCTGCCGCTGAGATAAACGGATAATGAAACACATCATAGGTCTCGTCATAGTGGTCACCTAGGTGTGCGAACTGCCCACGAAACGGCACACCGCCGTTCGTGTGAACTGAACCGCTTTGCTCAGACCAAGAAGTGTTGAACGATGTTTGCTTCCACTTGATGCCTTCACCGTGAACGCTCGTCAGATAAGCGATACCCACCGCTTCGCTCTCATCGCCGTTTTCGTCAAGAAGGTTCGCATTATCCACCACCGAAACTTGATACACGATGTTGTTTGCGTCAAGCCAAGCGAAGTGTGCCATAACTACGCCTTGAACCTAACCCATACAACGCCAGAGCCACCTGCTGAGTTATTACGACCACCAGCACCCCCGCCTGTGTTCGGACTTCCAGCACTATTGGCTGCGCCACCGCCACCGCTTCCAGGCGTTCCGTTCGTCAAATAGCGACTGCCACCAGCACCGCCGCCCGCAACGATTGTTGTGCTGGGATTCTCTCCAAGCCAATCCGAAACATCTTTGCCTGAGCCGCCGTTGCCGCCAGCGGATGATGTGCCAGCCGTGCCAGCCGCACCAGCACCACCGCCGCCGCCCGACCCGTAGTTATTGTTCAGGTTGCCATCATTGACTCCGTTGCCGCCCGAATAGCCGTCGGGGTACATGGCAGTTCCACCGACACCGCCTTCGGAACCAGTGCCACTCGCCCCGCCACATCCACCACCACCGCTACCGCCCCTGCCGCCAGAGAATACCGAGAAGATTCTGCTGTCCGTTGAGCCACCTGAACCGCCGCCCATTGCGACAAGCAATCGTGAACCTGACGACCCAACCATACTGCTTGATGCGCTCGCACCTACGGTGATGCTTTGATTAGCGGTGAGATGCAACTGACTTTGTAGAACCTGTCCACCGCCACCGCCACCACCCGCAGTGTTTCCGTTGCCGTAGTTGGCTGCGTATGCGGATTCTCCACCCCCACCAACCAACATAAAGTCAAACAGACCACTCTTCGTGACAGTCAAAGTTCCGTCAGCCGTGAACTTTAGGATTATGTACGACACGCCGTTTATCGTTGCTGTCGTTGATGAGTTGCCGCCTGTCGCTACGCCGTAGGGGATGTCAACCGCCACCGTGTCCGTTGTCTGCGAAGAAACATAACCGAGATACGAACGAGTCATTCCGCCGCCTCACTTGACGGAGAAACGAACTGCGAACCGTTCCACACATCACCTATTCCTGCGTACTTTCCTCGGTCTTGACCTTCAATCGCATTGTTGTTGTACGAGGTCTGCACCCATTCACCCGACAAGCCGATGGAGGCAATGAATGCTTTGCCTGCGGCTTCAGTCGGTGCTTGCTCGTTGCCCACGACGATTACTTCACGGACTACGCCGTTCTCAATCTTTGCGAAGTGTGCCATATCTTTTATATCTCCTGTGTGAGTGTTGTATTGTATTCCATCTGGGGTGATATAAAAACGTCATTCACCGCATCATAGGTATCACCAATGCCTGCGTACTTGCCACGACGAGAGTTGTCGTGGAATGTTTCTACCCACAGCGAACTGTCGCCGTAGCGGTCAGGGTTTGCGCACAAGAAGTCCCACGCCACGACACGAACATCGGTGACGACACCGTTCTCAACTTTGGCAAAGTAGGTGCGTGTGTCGGTCATGTCTTGAACCTCACGTAGACGATGCCTGCGGCACCTGCGCCGCCAGTTCCCGAACTGTTGCCGTTGCCGCCCGAACCTGCCGTGCTTGCCGCCGTGCCGTTGCCCGACACGCCGCCAGTGCCTGGCGTGCCTGCGTTGGTGCCGCCGCCGACACCGCCCGCCGCACGATTTGCGGTCGCACCCGTGATGAATGACGAGATGTCAACGCCGTTGCCGCCACTGCCGCCTGTCGTATTACCGCTCCCGCCGCCTGCCGATGCGTAGCCGCCGCCGCCCGCACCAGCATCACCTTCACTGTCGCCGCCGTCGTTGCCGAATGTTTCGTCCACCGACCTGCCGCCTTGACCGCTCGCGCCGCCGCCGCCCGATGCGCCGCCCGCACCCTGCTTCTGGGCTTGCCCAGTTGCTGAGCCGCCGCCGCCGCCTGCCGCTGCCGAGATGACCGAACCGATGTACGACGCGGCCCCGTTATTCGGGTAGCCGCTGCTACCCGCGCCGCCCGCGCCTACATCCACCGCATGAGTCCCTGCGGTCAGGTAAATCGTCGTGGTGGACGCAAGCCCGACGATTGCACCCGCACCGCCACCGCCACCGCCAGTGCCGCCTCCGCCTCCGCCGCCACCGATGAGCAACACATCAAACAAACCAGCCTTAGACACGACAAGGTTGCCGTCGCTCGTGAACTCCAGGATTCTGTAATTTTCTCCGTTGATTACCGCTGGGTCGGCTATGACGGTTCCACCAGTGGCGGTTCCATACAAACCCGTATTGGTCACCGATGTCGTACCAGCGACCGTGAAAGTTCCCGATGAGGTAAATGTCCAGACGGTGTAAAAGCCTACGGTGGACGACGTGCCGCCTGATGCCGTCACCGTCAAGCCAGTTGCGTCGCTCGTCAGGTAGCGGATGATGACGATGCCTGAACCGCCGTTGCCGCCGACATTCGCACCGCCTGCACCGCCGCCGCCTCCGCCGAGGTTCGTAGTGCCGTTGGAGCCTGCGGCGTTGCCTCCACCAGCACCGCCGCCACCTGACCCGCCTGCGCCGCCAGTTGAGGCGGCACCGCCACCACCGCCTCCCGCGTAGGTGACCGATGAACCGGTGAACGAGTTGGTGGAGCCTGCGCCGCCTGCGCCGCCTGTGGTGCTACTCGGAGCGTTGCTTCCGACCGCTCCAGCACCGCCGCCTCCGCCTCCCGCTTGGTTCGGCTGTGCGGTGCCGCCGTTGTTGCCCTCACCCGACACGCCCGTTCCTGCCGCTTGGTCGGACGACGCACCGCCGCCCGAACCGCCCGTCTGACCGCCGCCTTGCTGTCCACCACCACCACCACCACCGTTGGCAGAAGTGATAAACGACGACGCCGTACCGTTGCTGCCCGACGACACGCTGCTTGACCCTGCACCCGATGCGCCGACCTTGACGGTGTACGTTGTCTTGCCGATGATGCCCGAACCCGTGACCATGCCGCCCGCACCGCCGCCACCAGCCCCCAAACTCGTGCCCCAACGCCCGCCACCACCACCGCCACCGACCAGCAGATACTCAACGGCAAGCGTCGGCGTCGTGGCGATGAACTGCTCCGTCAAAGACGACACATACCCAAGTTGGCGACGAGCCGTAGCCATTTATCAGACCGAAATCTGATTCACAAACCCGTGAATCGTAAT